TCACGGTAGATGCTGAGGTTTTGGGTGGCGTAGGCGACGGTGGTGCGTAGTTGTGCGCTGCCGGCGGGTTGGCCCAGGATGGTGATGGTGCCGCTGGTGATGCGTTGGCTGCCCACGATGGCGCGGATGAGGGTGGTTTTGCCGCACCCGGAGGGGCCGAGCAGCCCGGTAATGCTGCCTTTGTCGAGGGTGAAGGTGAGTCCGTGAAGGATGTGGTTTTTGGCGCGGGTGATATGGAGGTCGGCGACTTCTAACATTGATACTTCTTAACAGGTAATTTACATTGATTGAAACGCATTTTGGTCTAGCCGATGTCCAGCTCTCCCATTCCGTTTACATTACTGAAATGTAATCAATATCATCATCTCCGACTGTCGCGGTCTCGAATTAAGTTGTCGGTGTCCTCACTGATAGCAAGGACGCGCTCCACCGCTGAAGGGATAGCGGGCCGACCAGGCGGGGTCGGGTAGGTTTCCAGCAGTGTGCGGAGCGTTAGCCTTACTTGCACATCTAGTATACGTTCAGACCGCATCGCATCAATAGTATGTTCCATTTCGGTCTGCTGAGCCTCTAGCTTCTCAATCTTCCGCCACAGATCCTCGCGTAGCCGAGTACCGGCTTCGAGGGTGAGCTGGAGTTCGCTCTGCGCTAGCTGGGCTTTTGCGGTTTCTGCTTCTCGCTCAGCAACCGCACGCGCCGCCGCTGACTCCAAGGCTTTCGTTCGCCAGAGGGTTCTCTGCACGATCACTGTGGTGGTCAGCGTGGTCACCAGGGTGAGGAGAGCGATGCCGATACTTTCGGTAATTCCTAGACCCGATAGGGATAGTCCTGTCACTGGGTCCATGTGGTCTCCAGTCCTAGGATAGGGCCGCCGCGGAATCGACCACTGCCGCCACCAAGGCGGGGTCTAGGCTGTGGACCAGCGCCTCCACCGCAGTAAGCAGCACGATTAGCTGGTTGGCCATTCCTTCACCTCCCGATGGGCCGGAGTGTGGGTATCAGCAGTAGCCGCCGGTGTGGTACTAGCTGGTGTTGGCGTAGCCTCAACAGCAGTCGCGGGCGTTGCTGGCGGAACAATAGCCACCATGCCCGGCGCGCCGATACGCCATGTAGAGATGGATGTGAGCAGAGAAGCGATGGTGGCTGCTACTGCCAGTCCCAGGCATTCTTTCCAAACGTCAATGGGGGAAAAGATGCTGATAGGTAGAGCTGGGATAGCGACTTGGGCGAAAGTCCTGGCGGCACGGCTACCAGCATCAACCCAAAAGGCTTTATTCCACATTTACTTGTTTCCTTCCTTGAGTAGGGTTTCGATCCGGTCGAGGCGCTCCGGTAGCGTAGCTACCGTGCGGGCGATTTCCGGGATGAGCTTGATTTTGTCGGCCACGAAGTCAACAAAGGTTTTGCCTTCGGTGGCTTTCCAGCCGGAGAAAACCGGCTTGTTGTCTTTCCATTCGGGACCAACTAGCTGGTCCAGGATCCAGCGCACCATGCGTGGCTCCTCCTTTTCTAGTTCTTGTTGTGGTTGGTTAGGCGAGTCGAGGAGTTCGGCGGCGTAGGCCAGCACGACGTCGAACGGGAAGCCGGGGCCGGGGTCGGTGTGGTCGACTTCCTGCCAGGCTGCGGAGATTTCCGCATGGCCATGAACGCCACGAGCCCCGGCGCGGAGTTGATCGGCGTCGATGAACTCTAGGGGAATGTCGTAGAGTTGTGACCAGCTGGCGATTTGTTCGGCGGTCCGCCGCAGCTTTGCGTCGTCGGCAAGCCAGTCTTCGCGGCTCATGCTGGCGTAGCCGGTGAGGCTGATGTGGAGGCAGCGGGCGTTGCCGGTGGGGCCTGCTGCGTACGGCATGAAATCATCCGTGTTGCACAAAATGAGGTTGCCGTCGGCGCCGGCAAGTACGTTATAGCTGGAGCCGTTAGCGGGGTTTGTTTGCCACTGGGCGACGGCAATGCCGTCTCGTTCCGGCGGGCACTCCACCGTGTGGACGCAGATGGACTGGATAGCGTCGAGGGAACGGTAGCCGACGCCGGGCATGTCCGCGGTGAAATCGGCATCGTATCGGATTTCCATGGTTCCTCCTTCTTCTTGGGTTGGGGTTTCAGGTGCAGGAATGGGGGCGTGTGATGCGGTGCCATTTGGGTGTTGGCCCCAGTAGTCAGCAAGCGCAAAATTGATATCGCAGTCGACGCCGCCCACGGTCTCGCTGCCGGGGCGCTGATAGAGCACCGCTTCCGTAGATAGGACGCCTCCGCTCCAGGCCGCAGTCTGCCACGCCAGGAACTTTCCATCCCCTAGGTCAGCGATGACTTCGTCCACGGCAGCCCAAGCAATGACCCTGGAGTGGCCATAGATGCCGACTCGTTCACGACCTAGGGTCTCGCAGCAGGCGCGGAAATACTCGGATGCGACGCCGTTCCACTCGTCAAGGCTGATAGGGAAGTCCACCGCGAAGAACACGGGATGGTTGGGGCACCCGAGCTCGTCGAGTTTCTGTTGGGCCGCCTGGGCGTCGGCTAAGCCGCCAGGGTAGCCACGCATCACATCGGAATCATCTTCTTTTCCGAACTGCCATACGAAAGCGACCCCCAGGCCATGCGTCTGGAGGTCGCCGAGTTCAGCCTTCTGGATGGGTTTACCCAGCATCCAGCTGGCCCTGGGTGGGCTGATATAGCGGATCACGCCATCATGGCCGGCGGTGCGAATCGCTGCAGCTGGCGGCACGCCAGCACTGTAATCAAGAACGGTTAACAATGTTTTTCTCCTTATTGGAAAGTCATAGGCAGCATGGGGTGAGCGCCGTGTAAGCCCAGTGTGCGGCGGATGAAATCAATACCTTTAGGCCGGACTCTGGTCGTATGTGTTACCACTTGGTCGCCGTTTGAACGGGTGTAGCCGCCGGCCTTCACCTCGAAATAGTTTGCGTAGCGTTGGTATGGGGTGTTCCGCATGTCGCCTTTAGTAATCAAGATGCCCCGGTTCCGCAGCTCACGGAAAAGCGTGTTCTGGCCGATGCCTAGCATTTTCGCCACCGTGCCCATGCTGTAGGAGCCGGTGGAATCAATAAAACAGTCGTAGGCATCTGCCTTCGGCTGGAGCTGCTTATTAGCAGCCTCTAGGGCCAGGCGTTCCTCTTCAGCATTGAGCGCAATTAAAAGGATCTCGGATCGGGTCAACTGCGACGGTTCAAACGCCGGCGCCATGCGGGCACGCTTTTCCACTTCGATGAAATAGCGGCGGGCTTGCCTACCCTTAGCGGAGCGCTGGATCATGGCAATCTCCTTTGCCATGTCCAAAGACACAACATGATTCAACCGCGGCCGAGACGGCATTCCCGCAGGTGACGCCGAATGCTCATTTTTGAGCGCATAGTCCACCCCCTCCTCAAAACCATAGGCAACCATTCGCGGCCACCAATCTTTATAGGGGTTTTCACTTCCAGAAAACCATGAAGGTCACGCCCCAACACCGCCTGGACATCTTCCCCCATGTTCGTAATAGGGATCAGCTGGCCACCGCCTGGTGTATGATTATTATCTGGTTTCGACATGAAGAGTCTCCTTTCGAAATTATTTTTGCATTAGGAAACCCGCGGCCCCTCAAAAAATGTGAGGCCGCGGGTTTCCGCATTAGTGCCGGTCTGTTCGTTAGTCGATAGAGAAATCTCGGATATACATGCCCATGCCATACCCAGTCTTTGCTGCCGGGTCCGAGAAATTCACGCTCACCACGCCTTCCTTCGTGATGGTGCACCAACCGGGGGCGCTGCGTTTCTCTGGGCTAGTGAGGAAGAAATCCACATCCCGGTGCGGGGGACGGAATTTCGGCGGGAGGGTGCCTTTCACACCAGCGGCGGCAGCTCCGACAACGGCCCACACCATGGCGCCAATCCGGGTGAAAACGATTCCGCCGTCATCCCAACGGACCATATCTTCTTCCGGTACATCAAGGCGCCGATTTACCTCCTTGATTTTGGTATCAACATAGCCCTTATTAGCAATATGGGTGGCGGTGACAGGATCACCGATATCCGCATGACCAGTATCACTACGAATCATGAGGGAAGCCTGGCCAGGAGTCAGGAACGTTGATGCTGCCGCCGGAAGCCCCTGAATATCACGGAGTTGGTGCGTGTGCTCCTTGTCCGCTTTCTCCAGCCGGAGTTTGTTATCGGCTTTGTCCACGTAGTCCTTGTTGGTTGCATGAGCCGGCTTAACGATCGAGGGCGTGGTGATAGCGATCTGCCCATCCGCCCGGGTCTTCACAAACGCGGCACGTGGCGCATCATGATGGATACTGAAATCCACGTCCCCCGCAGTAATAACCTTAGGCTCGGCGGCAGTGCCGGTCAGGTCACCGGCAAGCTGAATCTTGCCCTGCACAGTGGCACTTGCGGGAGGCGTCGGCCGCAGCGCAGCATTAGCATTTTCCGCAGCAGTGGCTGCCGCCTTCGCGGACTGGGCCGCAGCGCGCTCCGCAGTGATGGCACCCTGCCAGGCAGCATAGGCGCGGTCAGCATCCGCCGCCACTGCTGACTCCACCGCCGGCCGGTATTGGAAGCTACGCTCAATACAGGTACGCAGTGATACGGGGCCAGTGCCTTCAGGAACGATGACCTCAAGCGGGCCGGAGTCGCGGACGGATTGGGTTCGGATCTGCACCAACAGCGGACCCGGTTCTACCTGAACTTCGGCTTTACCATCAGTCAGATCAACATGGACCGGGGCGGTCATGATGACGGCCCCGGTGGATTCAACGGACCCGCGTAGCGCTGGTGCTTGCAAGAGCACGTAGTCTTCCGGGTGGGGTTTACCACCCACGTCACGCAGGTCAATGATTAATGTTCGCATATTTCCTCCTTGTTGTTGGTTTTATACTTCGTCTCGGACAGTTTGCTCACCAAGGTTCTCCACCTCATGAGAGTGACGAATCGCGGAAAAGCTGGAATAACGGGTACCGCCGTAACACGTTCGCCAGTTCGCCATGTAGATCTGGATCTTTGCCTTATAACCAGGCCGGTCAACCACCACCGGCTCCGTCGCCAGCACCAACGATTGCGCATATTGTTGCGGAGTCTCAAAAGTAGCAGCCACCTCGTGATACAACTGCCCCTCAGGCGTGTACACCAGCAGGTTCACATCACAGTAACCCCAGCCGGTATAAATGGTTTTCCCAATATGGCACCGAGCGTTAAACGTCCACAAGCCTTTGGCATCCAGCACAATCATGCCGTTTTCCGTATCAAGATGCGCGTTCTTCGCAGGCCCCACCTGCCCCTTAAACGGCAAAGTCCGCGCCGTATTTGCCTGCCAGGCACTATTCAAATTCACCGTCTGGTAAGCGCACACATAGCCCGGCGCGCCGTCGAGCAGGTCGATGCGGTCGTTGAGGGCGAGCTGGCCGGAGAGGCCGGTCTTGATTTCTTTCTGCATCGGTTTGATAAGGCTCCCCACGGCTTCAAAGACCCGGTTGAGTAGGCTGCCAATGAATTCCAAGCCGGTCTTAACGACGAACGTGGCGCCGGTAGCGAGAGCCCGGAAGATGTCGGCGATGCCGCTGAGTACGGTTTTTCCTAGGTCGGCCATGAGCTCGGGTAACCCTTTCTTTCCGAAGGGCATGA